AATCCAGTCCAGGATGGAACAGGATTTCATAACTGGATCATTTCCCAGGAAGAAATGGATGGGTCAATATACCCACAAAATGAATTTGTAAAAACGCTCCCATTGATCGAATGGGTTAATCCTTGGGTCCCATCTGGTAATACCACATTTGACCCCTATTTTAAGAAATAACACAAAATGAGTGCACTTACTCCACAACAAATTAATCAGAGTTACCAAGGACTCTTAAAACTATCAAATTCCACCACAGGGATCACCTCAACACTCCAAGCGGTTGAAGACGGTCTTGGTAATGACACTGGATTGGATATTGCTACCAACAGACTTGAGGGTGGTAACATATTCAACCTTTATAAACCAGGAATAGCACAATATTATGGAGCAGGTTTTACTGCAACCGCATCAGCACCAGGTGCTGTTCAAAACACATTAGTTGTACAGGGATTTTATGACAATGGGTTATATTCGTATTCCGCAATCACGGTGAATGTTATTACTTTGGAAGCAGGAACATCTGTGGATGTCGCATTCTATAATTCACAATATTTGGATACTTACGGATACGCTCCATATCAAAAATTAACGACAGAAGTTAACATAAACACCGCATCAACAGGTATAAAAACTGTTTCATTCGCATCACCTTTATCTTTCAGTGGAACTGGTCCAGGGTTTTATTTCGCAGTGTTTAGATTCAATACCGCAGGAACACCAGTATTACGTTTAGCAGGTTCTGCACAATCAAACGCTGCACAATATTGGAATGGTATTTTATTGGGTCAAGTTGGTATTACATTTAATACCGCAGGTACAATAGCAACAAATCCAAATAGAGTAAATGGAACTGGTTCTTTTATTGGAATTGTAAATTATAACACCGCATCATTTCCATCAACTTGGACTACAACTGAACTTAACACGATTACTGCGACCTCACCAGGTCAACAAGGGTTTTTGTTAAACACATCAAGATAATCTGATGGGAAGAGTATTCTTAAATAAACAATACTCCAATTATTTGGGGGAGAATCGTGCGATTCTTGATATAATTGTTGGGTTTGTACCCGACCCGATCACTCCTACACCCACCCCAACTCCTTCGATAACCCCATCAAATACCGCAACACCAAATCCGACAGCGACACCTACCCCGTCCAATACACCTTCAACAACCCCATCGGTTACTCCGTCAAACACACCATCGGTTACTCCGTCAATCACAGCGACAAACACTCCAACAAATACACCGTCAAATACTCCGTCAGTAACCCCTTCAATCACCGCAACAAATACTCCGACGAATACCCCATCGAATACTCCTTCGGTAACTCCGTCAATCACTGCGACAAATACACCGTCAGTAACCCCATCGGTTACAGCGTCAAATACTCCGTCAGTGACCCCATCAATTACAGCGAGTCCAACGACCACCCCAACGACAACCCTTACCGCAACTCCAACACAGACTCCAAGTGAGACCCCAACAAATACTCCGACAGGAACTCCAACACAAACTCCGACCCAGACACCAAGTCCAACAAGTTTACCTGTTGATTGTACTTGGAGTGGAGCGTCTATCAGTTGGGAAAACGATACAAATTTATGGTCTGATTGTTTACCAAATCCTACCCCTACCCCTACCGCAAGTAATACCCCGACACCATCGATTACACCATCGATTACTGCGAGTCCAACATTGACACCAACCCCATCATCAACTGAACTTGGAATCAACAAGTTATTAGCAGAAAATCTTGACCATATACACACAGAGTCAGACGAAGGACTCTTAATTGAATCATAAAAATATTTACAGGTAAAAACCTATGAACGTTAAAATATCACAACTCCCCCTCTATTCCGCAACGGTCAACTCTGATTTGGTCTTTGTAATAGATAATTCAGGAGAAACTCAAACTTCCAAAATTCTCCTTAATGACTTCGCAGGTATGACATCTGCGAATGGAAATAATTCAGTCCAATCAAACTCCTGGTTGACTTCCCTGGGAACAACCGCATCCACCGAATCAGCGATCGCTATTGGTAATGGTGCGGAAGCGACCTCACCATACGCAATCGCTATTGGTTATCAAGCACGAAACGACAACCGTGATGGTACAAGAAACAACTATATTGCGATTGGAACAAGTGCTCGTGCTGTTCAGGAATCATTCGCACTGGGAACCAACGCAAAAGCATTGGGAGCATCTACCTGTTCTGTTGGAGAACAAGCGGAAACCTATGGTAACTCATCCCTTGCGGTTGGTAAAAGTTCTCGTACACTTTCAACTGGTGGTGTATCTTTGGGATATGACGCTGATGACGCATCAAATAACTACGGTACCGCACTGGGTTCTTTTTCAACAAACCAAGCGGATTACGGTATCGCTATCGGGTATTCAAGTTTGGTCTCAAGTACCGCAAATTATGGTATTGCGATTGGATATGATCCACAGGTAACAACTTTTGGTTCTGTTGCGATTGGTTATTCAGCAAGAACTGGTAATGACGCAGTTTTTGGTGGAGTATTCGCAGGATCAGGGAACACAAATTCACAAGAATGTGGTATCATACTGGGGGGTGTTGATAACCAATTACCTGGTGGAGTGGGTGGAAAGAGAAACTCTCTATTTAACTGTCGTGAAGCAAACCTAAATGGTGGTAACAGAAACACTGGTATCGGTTTATCAGGTAGAACTTTTGGAGCAAACAGAACTGGTTTTACCGCTGTAGAACAACTATTTGTTTACGGTAACATCGAATATAACGAAACGGGTTATCCTGCGTCAGAAACCAACTGTGTGGTTGATGTAAGGACAATGGGAGTGGTTGAGATCACCGCAACTGGTGGAACTTATGACATCTCAATCTCACCTGAACCTGGTTCTCCTGGTCAGGAAGTATCTTTATTGATCCATTACTACTCTGGAGCGACAATCAACTTCGTTGGAAGTGGAAACGTTCAATGGAAATGGGGTAACGGATTGGGTGCACCAGTATTCTCAGGAAACAATAACTACAATATTATCAAACTTGCAACGTGGGACGGAAACGATATGTGGGAAGTATCACGTTCTATGTGGATGAGTTAAAAAAAACAACACTATGATATACCTGAATCAGGGACAGAATAACCAAGTCGCAGCGATTTGTACCCGTAACGAGACGTTATCAGGGACAGTATATTTCCTTTGGTCTCTGACTCATCTATTATCAAATAAGAAGTATCGCTTCATACCGTATATGGTAACCTCCCAGGTTCCAAATCCGTACTATGATCTGTTTTGTATCGAGGTAAACGATTCAATTCCCCAGGTATTGACTGGAGCGACTTCTTGTGGACAGACCAACGTTCATCTGATCCCTGGAGAATATTCCCTTGCGGTTTTTGAACAGTATTCACCGTCCAACCTAAACCCCCAACTATCAAATGACCTGATCTATAACAACCTGGTCACAGTTGTGGGAACCAATCAGTATGATCCTGCGATTTACCAATCAGGACAAACTGATACTTATATCATATACGATCCAGACAATGACAACCAATATTGACGCACTGAATTTCGCACGGGTTGATAACATCGAAAGATGGGAAGAGAAGATGATCAAAGGTGAACCCTTTGTAAGATGGGGTGTGGATAACCTTGTCCCTGAACGTCTTTATATCTATACCGACTACTCACCAATCCATAACGCTTGTATCCGTTCAAAAGTGGATAACGCATCAGGACGTGGATTCGAAACTGATTACAAGATCAACCAAAGGGAGACCTTGAATGATGTAATCAAACAGATGTTTTTTGAGTTCATTGTGACTGGAAATTTATTCCTGGAAGTTACCTGGAGAAAAGACCGTCAGGGTATTTCTGGATTCCACGTAATCCCATCCAAATTCATCAGAGCGAAACAACCTGCGACCACGGAGTTGTATTCTGATACCTGGTACTTCTGTAAGGACTGGATGAACTGGAGGAAATCTGGGATCATTGAGATGAAGGAGTTCGATCCGAATGCTTATGAAGATCGTCAGATCATCTCTATCAAATCTTACAACCCAGGTTATTTGTTTTATGGAACACCTGACTGGACCGCATCAGAACTTGATGTGCGTTTGTCTCGTGCTATTTCCCAATACAATCTTGCTTCAATTCATAATTCAGGAAATCCTTCACTCTGGGTGCACTTCCCAGAGAGTGCTCCTGATTCCCAGACTGAACAGGAAAACGTCCTTTCCAGATTGGAGAGTCGTTATACTGGTCCTGATTCCGCAGGTAGAATAATTGTTTCCTGGGGGGGACCTGATGGTCAAACACCTCAGATCACCCAGATGAATTCAAATCTTCAACAAGGGATGTTCTCAGAGATCTTCGCATTGGTAAGAGAAAACATCCTCGCAGGTCATAGAATCCCAGATCCAAGTCTTCTTGGACTCCCAACCGCTTCAGGGTTTTCCAGTCAAGCAGATCAACTTAAAACAGCGTACCAGTTGTTTCAAACAACGACCATATTCCCACTTCAACAATTTTTGATCGATAATATCCAACCAGTTATTCAACTCTTAAATCCAAATGAAAAGGTTGAACTCATAATCAAACAAAATAATATCTTACCCGATGAACTATAACGTATTATTGGTTTCTGAACAGAAGGTTAAAGACTCAACCCCAATTCAGTTGAACGCAGAAAGTAGTGAGATAAGATACGCTATTCAACAAGCACAAAGTATATTTCTTCAGGAGTCATTGGGAACTCAGTTCCTGGAAGAAATCTTTGACCAGGTAGAGACAGGAACCCTGACTATTGTCAATGAAGAATTTTTAAGAAATTTTGCGATCCCAATGTTGATCGCTTATACCTATTACATTTACCTGGATTCAGCGTTTGTTAAGATCATCAATATTGGTGCTCAACAAATGAGATCAGAACAGGGTCAACCCATTGGATTAAAAGAGTTCTCATACCTGAAAGATCAAGCAAGAGAACGAGCACAATTTCTTGATAACTTGTTGCGTCGTCACCTGGTGTTTAAGTCATATCTATACCCTGCGTATACGAATTTCAACGCATCAAACGGACAGTTGTTACCTGAATTCACAGGACAGTTCAAAACGTCCATAACATTACCGTCAAGTGCGTATTCTTACAGGGACTATTCTTACGGAACTCCATTTGATTGTCCATATCCTTGGTGGTACGGTGGAAGAGGATCAGGTGAATAATGGAGAAGGATACCACCATCGCAAATTTGGTAACGTTTAGTGCGGTCTCCCTGACCGTGTTTAACGTTATTCAGTTTTTAACGGTATTGTCACTCGCAACAGCGATATCCCTCAACATCATTCTGATATACAGAAACCTCAAAAACAAAAAACCTCAATAGATCGGTAGGAGTTCAATCAACTCATCGACAATCTCTACCTGGAGCGTATAATCCAGGGTGACCGTCTGATCCTTTCTGACGATCTCAATTACCTTAAGAAGGTATCTGTATCCATCAGGATTGGTAAGTTGGATGTTATTCCCATCTCTGAGAATTCTCCACTCAGATGAGAACTCAAATCCAAACTTATCAAGAGCGTCTTCAATGAACGCAATGAGCAAATGATCAGCGGTCTGAAATGCGTCAGGGTAAACTATTGAATGCGTTTTCATTCGTCAACCCCTCCTGGAATCATATCAATCCACTCACCATCGATTATTGAATACACAGACACCTCAACGATGATCTGAACACTGGATGTCCACTCCATCTCCTTAACGATTACATACTGATCACCTTCAGGAGTGGTAACATTGATCTGTTGACCATTTGGACTGATCTCATATACCCAATTAGGATTGGGATTCAAAGAACACTCATCAACCAGGAGATCCTCGCATAGAATGCGATTGAACTGACCCTGATCGGAAAATACATTGGGGTAAACGACTTTGTGTGACATAGGTGCAAATATACTATCCGTCGATCAAATGTGCAAACTGCTTTTTGTTTTCCTCTTCCTTTTTCTCCAGGTATTCATTGAGTCTGACGAAAATGGACGAATCACCTTTTTCAATGAAGTTAAGGAGTCCCAGGGTAAGAGATTTCAATTCCACTGGGGTGTAGGGAATACAGTTTGTCTCATAGAATTTCAACGCATTTGTCAACGCACTCATCCGATGAATCTGAGGGGTTTCGTACTCTTTAAACATTTGGGTTCTGTCGAAACCGAAGGGTTTGTTTTTGTAGTCTTCCATAGTTGTATATTTTGAATTTGTTTACTGAAAAAATACGAAACAGATTTTACTTAAACAAATACGCTGAAGAAATTTCTAAAGTTTTTTTCTGTTCGATTTTAAGCAGATCCTCACGCATCTGAATAAACGTCTTATCGGTCTGTGATACCAGGATGATATACTTGTCCTCAAACCATCTTCTAAGACGTTTCCATTCATTTAATTGGTCCGCTGTATAGATCTTGGTGGACTTGTCCAGGATGTACTTGTAGTCTTTTTCAAATTCGGTCATAGTTGAAACTTTTCTAAAAATTGATGGTGGATAGATTTCTCACCAGTTATGTTGTATCCCATCTTGGATAACAAAATATGTGCGTGTTTCAGGTCCAACTGATCTTCTTCTTTGTTTTCCCTGTTGTAGTGATCGCATTCAGAACAGATCCGTTTGTATGATATACAGGTCCCCCCTTTGTACAGGACTGATTTGAAATCCCTGATGGGACGGTATACCTGTTCCTGTTCACAAAAATTATATTCCAGGGGTTCACTAACACAAGGACGAAACTGTCTCATATACAAATTGGTTATGAGACCTCAATAGATCCTCTGTGGTGGGTTTTCTCAACAAAACAATATCGTTGTCCCACTGGATCTGTGATTGTCCCTTATAACGCAAATAAATATAGAATAACGAGGACTCAGAAACAATACATCCAATCTCAGTTTTGAATTGCTCCCCACATATATCTGTTGTTACGCTATCCAGATTCTGAAGTTCTGTCTTCATCAGAAATGATCTTTTGTTCGCATTCCATCTTGATCCATTTCTAATATGAGAGATGTGAACCCTGGAGATCTGTTCCCCCTTGTTTGTTCTGTAGATCTTTTGAATCTCACAGTTGTTTAATCCCTGGTCAAAGAGTTCTTGTAATCTCTCCAGGTCATCAGTTGTTTCGTCTATTTTGTGTGCTCCTACCATAAGTTATGTTTGATTTCAAATTGTCTCCATACAGGAAGTTCTCCTGGACCGAATTTGTATCCCAGGTGAGTTAACAGGATTTCTGTTTGTTCGAAGTCAGAATCTGTTATTGGGGTCATCTTGAGGTATTCGGTTTCCTTGTCGTCATCCCTGTATTTTTTATCATAATGGATTTTGCATTTGTATGTCTTTCCAAACGGTGTATCCTTGGAATTATAGAACTCAGTTTCTAACTTATAGTCCCCACAAAGTCTACAAAAAAGATGAACACCGTCCTCTTTCCATATCCTACGATTCTGAAAAGATTGGATTCGTTTACTACCCATATACATAAATATAACTTTTTTATAGTAAAATCTCAATAGGACTTTTTTTTGTGTTTTTCTTTTGTTATACTTATTGAGAACTAAATCTTGGATGTGGGTCTTAGTGATGACACCTTTCCCCTCCAAGAACCTGAGATAGATAATTGGACTATGGTGAAGCAATGTCCTTAAATGCTTCCAAACTTTAACTCACAAGGTTATTGGATCAGGTAAAATATTCATTAAGAGTGTCAGTTCTTTCCTGGGGGGGGTTTCTTTATGACACCTTTTTCTTTTACCGAGATAGAATATTTATTAATACAGTTCAACAACCTTTACGTTTTCCATTTTAATGTAAGTCATCTATTGTTTTCTATCACTTGAACTGGTTTAACCCCTTCCTGACATATTGACAGGTTGGGGTTTTTTATTTTGTTAATAACTTTTTTTGTAGATTAAATCCTTATCACTACATTTGTGGTATGGATATAACAATTACAACCCTCGACAAAGACTTTGACCAACTGTGTCAAGAACTCGCATTGAAAACCCTTACTACCTGGGGACTGGATATCACTGAAGATGATATCGTTGAGATTGATAACTTCTCTGATCCTTACCGAAACCTGTTTGTTACAACAACCAAAGGAGACTACCAACTTCGTACCTGGAACATCAAGGAGTTCGTTGGAGAGTTATACTTTGAGGTAACCGTATTCCCTGAACAAGGGGAGTTACAAATTGATTAAAATTGTGGATAACTTGTTTATAGTCGTATTGAACTATCCACTACCTTTGTACCGTTATGAAAAAGAAAACAACACTATTGATTGATACCGTGATGGAAACATCCATTGTCGCTTCACACCTTCTACCCTTCAACTTTGTCCTGGACTTCTATGAGAAGGAAATGGGTGAACAGTTCGAATTGACTGACAACTTTGAGGTTGATCTCAAGGTCCTTCAATACTTCTTCGCTCGTAAAGCGACAGAGAGAACCTGGAAGACTGGTTACTACGATGATCTTTTGGACTGGAAGATCGCAGACGCTTACATTTCAATTACCTGGGACACCTATTAAACAAACACAGATATGACACAACTCGAAAAAGACATTATCCAAACTTGTCACGAAAACAAACTATACCAATCATTCCAGGTTGGTGCGTATATCATCTCTCCAATCCTTTGGGGTGAACCCTGGGGTGAAGAGAAAGAAGTACAAATCGACAGGGAAACTATGATAGAAGAGTTTGCACAAACCCTGGACGTATTGGACCTCAACCTTTTAATTAACGAACAATAAAACAACAAAGATATGGGATTAGATATGTACCTTACGAAAAAGACCTATATTAACAACTGGTCAGACACAACTCCTGAAAAACAAATTTCAGTAGACGTAAAATTAGGTGGTGTTCAACACCCCTCAATCAAACCCGAAAGGGTCAGTCACATAACGGAAGAACTTATGTACTGGAGAAAAGCAAACCAAATTCACGGATGGTTTACAACCCACTGTATAGATATTCAGGAAGGAATACTTTACCAGGTAACAAAAGATCACCTTCAGAAATTGCTCCTTGACTGCAAGAAGGTTTTACAAATCCTTGAGACCGCACAGAAGGGAATAACACAGGTACTTGGTGGTTGGAAAGATGGTGAGGAATACTATGTTGATGTGGAGATCTATACTGACATCCCTGAGGTTTTGAAAATCCTACCACCGACTAAAGGTTTCTTCTTTGGTTCAAACGAAGTAGATGACTATTACAAAGAGACAATCGAGGATACCATCAGATTACTTGAGGAAGAATTATCATTACCTGGAGGTTTGACTGAATACGAATACCAAGCATCCTGGTAAAAGAATTTCACCTGGGGGTTGTATATGTCAACCCCCTTCATTAACTTTGTAGAACAATAAAACAAACACAGATATGAATCAGACCCTCTTAGACAACGAACAGGTAACCATTACCCTTTTGGATTACCCAAAGCACACAAACATTGTGAATGTACTTTTTGATGCAATCAATGAAGATCAAACAATCCTTCAATTCGCTACCAGGTTATGTCATTATGATCATCCAGTGGTTAGTTATATCCTTGATACTTTACCTGAAGTATTGGATGAAGTTGATGCAAGTAATCTTATCGATGTACAAAAAGAACAGAAAAAAGTTGTTGACACCATCTGTCTATACTGTATCGAAAAATTTCAATCCCACCAAAAAAAATGAAAACCACTGACCAAAAATTTGAAGAGATTATCGATCTGATCCAACTAACATTGGGTGACCTGGAATCAGATAGTGGACACAAACAACATTTAACCCAGGAGATAATCATCCACTCACTGATTTGGGGGAGTCAAAACTCCTTTGAAGCACTTGGTATCCTGGAGCACTGTAAAGAAGAATATAAAAATTTGATAAATAATTTGGAGGATTGAAAAATCCTCCTTACCTTCGTAGAACAATAAAAAAAACAACAGATATGAAAACCTCAATCCTAACCCTCGCATCAATCGTTCTTTTAACCTCTTGCACCAAGTCAATTCAGGACAAGGTGGTTGACTACACCAAGAACCAAATGAAAGACCCCAGGTCCTTTGAACTCGCTTCAGTGAAAGTAGTTGATACTTTACACAAGTCAGACGAACTCTATCAGATTTGGGAAGACAACCACTATCAGAGAGAAATTTACATATCCAAATCAGGTACCGCATTGGACCTTGCTGAAATTTGGTCAGGTGGTTCATTCCCTTACAAAGTCAACCAATACCTTGATGAAAGCAAACAAGCACTCAAACAAGCGGAACCATACAACAAGACCTGTGACAGCGTAACGAAAGTTATTGCGTCCCTGGAGAACACTCCCAAGGACAGTGTGATCGGTTACAAATACTACATCAGTGCTTACGCTAAGAATAGTTTCGGAGCAAGAGTACTTGGACAGTGGTATGTGATCACAGATCCCAAGGGTATTAAGTTTCAGATCAATGAAGTTGAGAGCACCGCAGAGGAAAAGATCAAACATCAGATTGATGTAAACGAAGCAAAAATGTCCGTATTCTAACTTGACAGGTCCGACCCTCTTTCCTATATTTTGGGTGAGAGGGTAGAACCTTTCTTTGTTGTATTCATAACTAAAGACCCACTGTCTTCACACGGTGGGTTTTTTTGTGTCCCTACTATATCTTTCCTGGAAACAACTGTTATATTTATTGTAAATAACCAGGTATGTCTTGTAACTGCAAAAAACAACCCAACATAATCAACAACCTCAAATCCAAAGATCATCTAAACATTGCGTTTGATGTCTATAATGACGTTATCGCAAAGAAGAAAAAGAAATACGATGAACTGGATCAGAAGCAGATTTTCTATGCGTACTTCAGCGTATATCCAAACTCAGTTAAGGATATCACCCTGGAGAACGCAATAAACCAACTTACCTGGGTATATCAAAATTACTATGGAAAATAAAAAAGGAAGAGGAAGACCAAGGGTGGAAGACACCTTACCTGAGAACTGGAAAGAGATAATCTTACAATCAGGAAGAGAAGGTAAACACCTATCAGATTTCGTTCTCAAACTGGGATACAGTTATGAGTCACATTACCAGTTGATTAAACGCAACAGAGAATATTCTGACACTATCAAAGAATATAACGTTTTGTGTGAACAATGGTGGTATGAACAAGCACGTACCGCAGTGGAAAGAGGTGAGTCAAATAAGTTCAATCAGAGACTTTGGACAGTGGTTATGAAGAACAAATTCAGGGACAACTGGAGTGATGATAAGAACATTGACATAACAACCCAGGGAGAGAAAATTGGAGACAATTCAATCCAGGTAGAGATCATCAGAAAGACACTTGAATAATGAAGATCAAGAACGTTAAGAACGGGAAAGAATACCACTACCAATATGACTACAAACAGGTATACCTTTTACCTGAAGCGAAAGATCAACTCAAGAAAAAAGCAGATGAATTGAACCTGTCATATTCTGACCTGATTCTAAAATTGCTTAAGAAAAGATACTAACAAGTGAGGATCAAAGCGAATGTACTTTTTGAGAAGATCGATGCGGAGATTAAATCGGGTAAACGTTACGTGTCACTTCGGGGATCATCTCGAAGCGGAAAGACCGTATGTGCACTTCAAACGGTCGTACTGGAGTGTCTTATCAACCCAAACACCACTGTCACGATTGCTCGTGAAACTCAAGTTTCGATCAAGAACACGATTCTATTGGACTTCAAAGAAGTCCTGGAACAACTCCAAATATGGGAAGATTCCAGGTTCAATAAGGTAGATCTCGTTTATAGGTTCTCCAATAAATCTGTGATCAGGTTCATAGGGTTGGATGATACCACTGGTAAACTTCGTGGAATGAAAAGTACAATCTCACTGATCGATGAGGTCAATACGGTATCCAAATCCAGTTTCATCCAACTGGATATCCGAACAGAGAAATATGTCCTGATGTGTTACAACCCTGAGATCCCTACTGACTGGTGGGGATTGGACTACGAGACAAGATCCAATGGATGTGTGATCGTATCTACCTGGAGAGACAACGTGTTTTTGGAGCAATCGATCATTGACTCGATTATGTCCCTGAAAGACACAGATCCTGACCTGTGGTTGATTTATTCCGAGTCACAGATAGTTCCACCCAGGGAACTCATTTTCGTTAAACCTGAGGTGTATGAAGAGTTACCAGGGGGAATCAAAGAAACTTACTATGGTTTGGATTTTGGATTCTCCCAGGATCCAACCGCATTGGTTGAGGTCAAGGTAAAAGAAAAGGAGATATTCATCAGGGAACTGATCTATGAACCAGGACTCACCAATGAGGATCTTGCGTTCCTAATCAAGGACAAAGGGGTAACCAGGATGGACAACATCGTTGCGGATTCCAGTGAACCAAAGTCAATCGCAGAATTAAACAGACTGGGTCTCCAGGTAAGAGGAGTCAAGAAGGGATCAGGATCTGTATTGTTTGGAATCCAAAAGATGAGACAGTTCAAGATCAGGGTTCACAAGGACTCAGTCAACCTGATCCAGGAGTTTGATAATTACAGATATAAGAAAGACCGATCAGGACGTGTCACAACTCAAACAGATGGTTCCTCAGGGGATCACGCTATTGATGCGGTGAGATACGTGGTATCGGAATTCATAGATAACAAACCAAAAAAATTCACATTCGTATGATCGAAGTATTAATAGATGACCAGGTAATCAAGGTTCCAACAGAACTAACCATTGGAAAGTATCAGAAGATCCAATCCAACCCCCAGAAGTACAATAACCACACGGAGATCCTGGGATTGTACCTGGACCTCTCCCCAACGGAATTAAAAAACCTACCAGTAGATCAGATCAAATTTGTTGAGGGTATCCTATCACAACATCTTCTCAAGGAAAAGACAGATCAGTTGACCCTGACATTTGAGATTGACGGTGTAACCTATGGACTGGAGAATGACTGGTCAAAACTTACCTGGGGACAATGGGTTGACCTGGAAGTATATTCCCAACCAGACACCATCACTGAGAACATCCACAAGATCCTTGCGATCCTTTACCGTCCAATCATCATCGAGAAGGGGACAAAATACACCCTGGAGAAATTCGACTACGCAAAACTGGAAGAGAGACAACAGTTATTCCAGGAGAAACTACCGATCCACATTTGGTTCGGAATTGGTGTTTTTTTTTTGGGAATCTTAAGAGAATTCACCGAGCGTATGCAAACTTCTATGAAAGTGAGGATGAAGATCGAGAAACTGACAAGACCGATTCTGAAGATACTTCCTCGCTTCCTCCATCCCAAGTATGTGCGAGATTCTATTTTGACCTAACCTATCAACTCGCAAAAGAAGATCTAACAAAAATAGACCGACTAAACGAATTACCCTTGTATTTATGTTTGAACACCGCATCACTTATCAAGGATCGGTTCATTAAACAACAAAACGAACTTAAAAAACTCGAAAGAGAACAACGAAACAAAGCGATCAGATGAACCAATATACCACATTTCACAAACTGATTGATTACCTCAGGGATTTCCAGGAACAATCCCCTGTATTGAATACGTTCGCATACGGTAACCTGGTTGATTTCGGACAACTACACATATCCGCAGGAACGGTAAATTACCCATTTTTATTTGTGGTTCCTCAGTCAATAGAATACCAGGATAATCTAACCATTTACCAGGTAACTTTGATCTTCGCTGACATCCTGGAAAACGATCTATCAAATGAACTTGATGCGGTTTCTGATATGTCCCTTCAAGCGAGAAGGTTTTTGTCATATATCAAAAGGGGGTTAAATACATTCCCTGAATTATACAATAACATCGACATCGATTTACCAGCGACAGCGATTCCTTATATGGAACGTTTTGGTGATCATACCGCAGGAGTTGCGTTGGATGCTCGTTTGATGGTTTACGATACCATCGATGCGTGTGACTACTATCCAACCTTAACACCAACGGTATCAAATTCACCCACTCCCACATTAACTCCCACTCCATCAACAACTCCCTAATCTATGGACCCACAAGCAACCAACTACCTGGAACTTTTGAAGGATATCCTGGAGAATAGTATCAAGGATCAACTGACAAAATTAAGACCATCTCGTGGATACAATGGTGCGAGAAAACCTATTGGTGGTGGATTCGGATCAACTAACAACAGAATATACACTGGGAAACTCTATAACTCAGTTACGATCGAATATATTGAAGATCCAAAAGTTGGTTTGAGAATTCAACTGGGTTTCCCTGGAGCACCTGAATGGAGATTTGTGGATCAGGGAAGACGTGGTAAACAACAAAACCCTGCGTTAAAATATCCCCCATTATCAATTATTACTACCTGGACAGAGGGAAGAGGATTACCTCAATTTAGAGATAGAAGAGGAAGATTCCTATCCAATGAAGATAGAGCGTTCCTGGTTCAAAGATCAATAGGAGAATACGGTATTTTCCCAACAAGATTTGTCGAGGAAGGTTTTAACGAAGCGAGAGAAAAAGTTGTGTATTACCTGGGGGAATATGGAAAGAGACTCCTGGAAGATTTCATTGAGAAAAAAATTATCATAACAGCAAGAAACAAATGAGCATAGTTTTCACAAATACCCCACCAGAATTGCAACCTGTTTTATCAGATGGGATATATTTCACATTATCGTCAAGCACATATAACGCTTCGACCACATACAAATTCAGATACATCTATCAGTTGCTCGTAGAAGATCAACTGGTCTTTGAAGGTAAGTGTTCACCAAACCCTTTTGGATTGGGGATCGTTGATCTCCAACAGGTATTGGAAACCTATACTGATTCCTTACCAATATCTTACTGGGACACCACACCCATTTATACCCACCAAACCATTGCGTTCTCAAGACCTGCGAATGAACAGGTGATCAATTATTACATCAGAACGGGGTATGAATACGCTGACTCAGAGATCTCACCAGTGACAGGATTTACTGGATGGGGAAACTCTGTTGGAGCACCTGCGGTTGATTCAAACGTATACAAGGTTTGGAGATCAACAATGGGAACAAACGGAAGAGCGACCCAACAGGACTTTGACGTTGACCCTTACGTTTTATCTGGAGCACCTCAGGGTATTTATCCAACCACATCAGGACTGTTCTTTACGAACGCTCCCAGGATCCTGGATATCGCTGACACAGAATATTTCACCCTGGGATTTTCCAACTATTATTTGTGGTCAGGAAACACAACTGGACTGAGTCAACCATACTACGTGGAATACAATTTCTACAATGACCAGGGAGCGTTAATCAGGACTGATCAGTATGACAATATTGTTTCAAACGGTGGTGGTCCAAGAACCAGTTGTACAGACGTATACCAAGCGTTATACCTTTTATACCCACCATCAGGGACAACAGATTACAACAGTCTTTATGTTGGAGCAGGTCCAGAAAACATTCCAAACTTCCCAACCAACTGTGCTCAATATACGGTTCAACTATTTGGTATTTTCACTGGATCAACTTCACCAATCCAACCCACACCCACTCCCACCCCAACGATATCTTCAACCCCAGTATTATCCCCAACACCCACACCATCGACAACTCCATTTTGTTCAGGTTGTACGGAATATCAGATCTCCTGGACAGGGGAATCAATCGCATCAGGAACGATCACCAGTTGTTCGAATGGACAGACAGTTCCAATCCAGATCCAACCAAACCTGACTTACAACATTTGTTCCTGTGACTACCCAGTATTTGAGGTCGCTGTAACAATCCTAACAGGTGGACCTTGTGGACCTACACCCACTCCTTCCAATACTCCAACATCCACACCATCTTGCGTGTGTGGTGAATATGTGGTTGAGAACTTATCAAGCACAAATATCGATTACATCCAATACATCAACTGTTATGGTAATCCTGCGACATACCCATTGGGACCATTACAAGCAACCACATTCTGTGCTTGTATTAACTCAATTGAGAGTGCGTATTCTGAGGTAACTTACCTGGGACCTTGTGTTGTACCACAGACACCAACCCCCACGAGAACTCCAACGATGACTCCTACACCATCTTCAACTCAAGGGTGTTATCTTACCTGGATAATCAACCTATGTTCAAGCACTTGTTCAGGAGGAATTTGTACCTGTACCCCAGGAGGAACTCAAACGGTTTATACAAACTGTAGCGTAGAGGATCTAACCGATCCATCAACAGAAATATTCGAGAACACAGGATTGACCAATCCATTCACAGGTGACTTCTCACAGGACGGTTCAATATGGAACTCAACTGGAGCGAACGTATCCCTGGTATGTGTAATCGGAGGTCCCTGTTGATGCTCTAAATAATTAAACTTATCAGATATGTCAACTTTAATTCCACAACCAGTACCCACAGGATATACAGAAGGAGCGTGTGTTGAATACACTCCAGTCAGTGAGATCTTCACATTTAACGTAGTTCCAAATTGTTCCAGATCAGCGAACCAACATCTTCAGTTGATGTGGTTGAATCGCTACGGGTTTTTCGATTACTTCACCTTCAAATTTAACCGTTTCCAGGGACTTTCAATTACCCGTCAGACATACAACTCCCTGAATATAGATTGGGGATCAAATAACCCCGTTAAAACACAATATTCAAGGGGTCTTAATGACTCTGATGTTGTGATCGTTGAGACGGTGTTATGTCACACTGGATTTATCAACGAACCTTCCTTCCAATGGTTAGAAGAACTGTGGACATCCAACCTGGTTTATGAGATCCAAACTGATGGGGGACTCGCACCTGTGAATGTCTTAAACACGGAGTTTGAAAAAAAGATCCAGGGTAACAGGACAATCTATGACCTTGAGATCCAATATGTCTACTCCAACAACATTAAGTTATTGGGTAAATAATGGATACCACCTTACTGATACAACTATCTGGGAATACCTGGGAGAGGGTGGATCGTTTCCAGGATGTCCCAATTACGCTGACCATTCAACAGAACGACCTGACCAATTTAACGAGTCGAAGAGTTCCATATTCCAAGACAATCGAATTACCTGATACCGCAAATAACGCACAGTTATTTGAACATTATTTTGAGATCAACGGGATTGAGTTTAACCCACTCCAGAAGATCTCCTGTGTGGTTCAATACAGGGGAACAGATATATTCCAGGGAGTGTTAAGGATGAACTCCGTAACGACCACAAACCTGGAACGTGTTTATGAGGTTTACATCCTGGGGGAAGTCGCTGACTTTACCGCACAGTTCAGGAACCTACAACTCCAGGATCTTAACTGGGTGGATCTAAATCACGAACTGGTATATTCCAGTGTGACAAAATCCTGGGAATGTGTTAACGATGGTGCGTCAGGATTATTCAATGGACAGATCCTGTATCCGCTGATCAATTACGGATTGGATTACCAGGGTGATCCTTCATCAGGAGCGACCCCAACATTCAGTTATGACTTTGGATTACCAACTTCATTTGATAACCCATCCAATCCCGTACCTGCGTCAATGTTCAAACCTGCGATCCAGTTAAAAAGCGTTGTAAACAGGATTTTTGAACAAACGGATTATCAGTTAAATTCGTCGTTTTTTGACTCTGAATACTTCACTTCGATCTATATGGACACGTTTCAGAACGGAAAAACGGGGATTGAGTACGCAAGTGGTGTAACCAACCAAAACATATTTAAAGCGAATGGTCAACAATTTACCTTCAATTACAACTTCGGATCCAGGAAGGTATTCCCTGTCAATGACGAATTAAGAGATGGTTATGATCCCCTGGGTAATTTCTTTAACTTTGGGGGAACAAATAACGGTCCATTTTTCCGTGCTCCTTATTCAGGACAATACGGATGGAATCTTCAATTTAACGTAAAAGGTTTCTTGGGATTATACAATCCAATTTTCCCAGCAAAATTGGTTATTGAAGCATATAAGACAACTGATCTATCAACACTGGGAACGTTATTTTATTCAAGTCCTGAAATCAACTTAAACCAGGGAATATTTGGTGATCCAATCGATGTGAATTTATTCTTTGATGAGGTTTTGGTCGCAGGTGAATTTGTCCAGTTAAGAATATTCGATTCGACATTCAATATCCCCCCAACCATTCTAATCCCTCCACAAAGGAACTATATGATATTACCGTTCTCCAATGACACGGTACAAAAAAACACGTATTCTTGGGAACTCTATGAATCACCAGTTTTGATTGAAGAGACCGTGGATATGTCCCTGGGAATACCGAACATTGAATGTTTTGATTTCCTTAAAGGACTGATCACCTTATTCAACCTAATTGTGATCCAGGATGAACAATCCAAGACCATCACAATCGAACCATACAACTGGTATTACAATACCCCTGATCGTCCTGAAAAAGATTGGACAAATATCCTTAATACAAACGCACCAGTCAAGATTGAACCCTTGTCTTTTGATCTATCCAAGGACAACGTATGGACATACAAATACACCGATTTTGAATACCTACCCAAACTGTTTTTTGACAGGTTTGACTTTGTATATGGAAGACAGAAATTTTCATCCGTATCAAACATCCTGGTAGATCAGAATACCTATGAAGTTCCATTTGGTTCCTGTCCAACATCGGGGGTAACCAACGCAGAGAATTTCATCATACCACAGTTCTATTACCTGAACAACCAACAACAAGCACCTTATGCGACCGTACCCCATTTATTCTTCTGGGTTGGAAACAGACTTGCGTACAAGGACGCATTCAAAACACAACAGGGTTCCTGGTATTTGTTAAGTGGATCAACTCCAGTTGAGTGGACAACCTATCCTTGCGTATCGCATTTGACAACCCTGGAATCACAGATCGGAGAGGTTATCGCTGATCTAAACTTCCAATCCACATTTGACTTCTTTGGTAATTCCAATAAGCAAATCCAACAGTTCACCCAGTATAATTTATACCAATCATTCTGGGAGACATATATCACCAATCTCTATGATCCAACCAACAAGAGATTGACTGGTCAATTTTATTTCCGTCCCATTGATGTATACGAAACATCAGAAAGGGATAGAGTCTGGATCAAGGACTCCTGGTTCTCAATCGAGAAGATCACGGATGCAAACCTGGTCAATAAAACTTTAACTCAGATTTCCCTGATCAAAGATTTGGTTCCTTATTATCAGATTGATCCACCTGCACCAATTTATATCTACACACCAAACCAGGGATATCCGACACCAGAACCTTTCTATTACACCCTGGTATATTATTCAACTGACAAGGACGCTGTTTGTAATGGAACCGCAACGATTCAAACCGTATATGGTTTTGGTGGTCCAACAATTCAGA